TAACTACAATAATGACTGGTTGCACGAATTCTAAATACAGAATAGGATGCACAGGCACTTTAGATGGCACGCAAACTCATCGACTGGTGCTTGAAGGATTATTTGGACCAGTATATCGGTCAACTTCTACATCTGAGTTGATTGAAAAGAAACAGTTGGCAGATTTTAGAATTAAGTGTTTGATACTTAAATATCCAGAAAATGTTTGTAAAGAAAGTAAGAAATGGGATTATCAAACAGAGTTAGACTACATAGTGTCTAACTCAAAGCGAAATGAATTTATCAAAAATTTAGTGATGTCACTAAATGGGAACACTTTGATTCTTTTTCAGTTGGTTGAAAGGCATGGCAAGAAACTATATGATCTGATCAAAGAAAATGCCAAAAATCGCCATGTATTTTTTGTTTTTGGAGGAACAGATGTTGACATTAGAGAATCAGTTCGTGCGATTACTGAAAAAGAGTCTAATGCTATTATTGTGGCTTCTTATGGTGTTTATAGTGTTGGTGTCAACATTCGTAATCTACACAACATCGTTTTCGCCTCACCATCAAAATCAAGAATTAGAAACCTCCAGTCAATCGGTCGTGGTCTAAGACTAGGCGACAACAAAGAAGAAGCAATACTATTTGATATTGTTGATGACTTTAGAACAGGCAAATCTACCAATTATACATTGAAACATTTCCTCGAACGTGTTAAGATATACGATGAAGAAAAATTCAATTATAAATTTTACAATATCGAGTTAAAACCATGACACAAGAAATTCAAGAAATTCAAATTAAAATCCTAAGGTTAAATACCGGTGAAGACATTATCGGTGCTTGCCTTATGGATGATGAACATGGTTGTGTGGGTGTTGAAAACCCCATGAAATTGCATTTGAGAAGAGTGTCGATGGCAGGTCAAGCAATGTTAGTTATGTTGCCATGGTTGCCTTTGGAAGTTATCGAAGAGAACTACGCAACAATCAATTACGATGACATTATAACTGTGATTGATCCAAAAAGAAATTTGATTGATCACTACACCAATACAATTACTGAAATTGAAGCTACTATGAGCATGGATAAAAATGACCCTCTTTTAGAGGACGAAGAAGAAGAAGTTGATGAAGATACCATGCAAGAAATGTTGAACTCTTTAAGAGAATCTAAAAAGAATAAACTACATTGATGGATTACAACGAAAAAAACCTAAAGTTGGTGATCGGTGTGATTAAAAGAAATCTAACACCTGATCTTTTACCTAAGAAATGGATTGAAAGAAACAATACCAATCCAATGTTTGGTCATTGCCACACTTCTTCTGCCTGCCTACAAAAGATATTTGGTTCTAAGAATATTAAACTTTGGAGAGGTCTTGATGATGAAGGCATCTGGCATTGGTGGGCAGTAGATTTGAACGGCAAGTTGATTGACATTACGGCAGATCAATACACTTCACAAGGTAGAAAACCTCCCTACGATGTCGGTGAAAAATCTTCAATGTTGGGATTTGATTATCGAACCAGAGTCCTTACTCTTCTGGATAAGGTCACTAAAGAATTATCTTCAAACGGGACACCACCAATGTAACACTTGTCAAGGGCCAAAATCAAGGCCCTTTTAGGCAAATGCTATAGAAGGTATTGACATACAACTAAAGAACCTATAGAATGACAACACTATGACAAAAAAGACTAATCACTACATCAACAATGCAGATTTTCTCAAGGCACTTATTGAATATAAGGATGCCTGTGATATTGCTAAAGAACAAAACAAAACAGAACCTCCAATACCAAACTACATTGGAGAATGTTTTCTGAAGATTGCGGATCACCTATCACGCAAACCAAACTTTGTTTCCTATTCATTTCGGGATGAAATGATTTCAGATGGCATCGAAAACTGCCTGATGTATTTCAGAAACTTTGACCCAACAAAGTCAAAGAACCCTTTTGCCTATTTCACTCAAATCATCTACTATGCCTTTTTGAGGCGTATTATGAAAGAGAAGAAACAACTGTATGTCAAATACAAGGCAACAGAGCAGTTTGGTATTCTTGATGAATTTGAAATGTATGAAGACTCAGAAGGTAACATGAGACAGTTCCAACTCTATGACAACATTTCGGAGTTTATTCATACATTCGAAGAAAACAAGAAAAACAAAAAGCAAAAACAACTTAAAAATTTAAAAGAGTTGGAGAATCCAGATGATGAACTCAGAGATTACTGAAGAACGAATCCGTCTTTTGCAAGAAAGACACGACTTGCTCGACCGTGAAATTATTCGTGTCGAGAACACACATCAAAATCAAATGATGATCGTTGATTTGAAAAAGAAAAAACTTAAATTGAAAGATGAAATTGAGGCATTGAAAAAACAACTATGAAGGTATGCATTCTAGGTGATACACATTTTGGTGCTCGTGGCGATTCATTAGACTTTCATAAACATTTTCAAAAGTTTTATGATGAGGTGTTTTTTCCATACTTGAAAGAAAACAATATCACAACCATCGTTCAGATGGGCGATTTGTTTGACCGAAGAAAATACATCAATTTTAATTCTCTTTATCTTTCACGCAAATACTTTTTTGATGTTTGTGTATCAAATGGCATAACACTTCACACACTTATTGGCAACCATGATGTTGCCTTTAAAAACACACTTGATGTTAACTCGCCTTCATTGGTTGTTAACGGATACAACAACATCAAAGTATACCAAGAATTTACAACAATTAACTTTGATGGTTTGGATATCGACATTGTTCCTTGGATTTGTGATGAAAACGAATCTGAAATTTTCGAAAAGATAAAAAACTCCAAATCTGAAATCTGTCTTGGGCATTTTGAGATTGCTGGGTTTGAAATGGATCGTGGCAATGTTTGTGATACTGGTATTGACAAAAAGACATTAAGCCGTTATGATGTAGTTTTGTCAGGACATTTTCATCACAAGTCATCTGATAGCAATATCACATATGTCGGCACTCCATACGAAATGACATGGGCAGATTATTCTGATGCCAAAGGGTTTCATATTTTCGATACTGAAACCCGTGAGATGGAGTTTGTGAAGAACCCATTTACGATGTTCAACAAAGTTTTATATGATGACGGTGTTACTGACTTTGAACATTGGAAAGCTTTTGACTTTTCTTCTTTGAAAGAATCATATGTCAAAGTTGTGGTAATCAACAAACAAAATCCATACCTGTTTGATTTTGTAGTTGACAATCTCTACAAATCTGGTTGTTCCGACATTTCAATAGTCGAAGACTTTACTGATGTAACAATTGATGATGATATTGTGGATCAAGCCGAAGATACGATGACCATTCTGTCTAAGTATATTGATGCACTTGAATTAGATGTTGAGAATGACAAATTGAAAAAACTTATGCGTGAGCTTTATGTTGAAGCCTTGAATACGGAAGTTACTGATTAATGATATTGTTTCAAAAAGTCCGTTGGAAGAATCTTCTTTCAACGGGTAACTACTTTACTGAAATCAATCTTGCGACAACTGCAAACACTTTGATTGTTGGTGAGAATGGCTCTGGCAAATCTACTTTGTTGGATGCTTTGTGTTTTGCTTTGTTCGGCAAACCATTTCGTAATATCAATAAACCACAACTACTCAATTCTATCAACAGCAAAGATTGTGTCGTTGAGGTTGAATTCAATACCAATAACAAATCATATAAGATCATTCGTGGTATCAAACCAAATGTGTTTGAAATTTATTGTAACGGCGAACTTCTGAATCAAGATGCCGCATCAAGAGATTACCAAGAACACCTGGAAAAGTTTATCCTCAAACTAAACTACAAATCATTCACACAGATTGTGATCCTTGGTTCTGCGTCTTTTGTTCCTTTTATGCAGTTGTCGGCATCTGATCGTAGAGCAATCATTGAAGACCTACTGGACATTCAAATCTTTTCCACAATGAATGCTCTTGTGAAAGAACGACTCTCCGGTAACAAGGATGTCACTTCGCAAAAGAAACACCAGATCGAACTGGCCACGCAGGCCTACGACTTGGAGAAGAAACATATTGAAGAATTGGATAAAACCAACAAAGATGAGATAGAGAAACACCAAAAAGAAATTGCAAACAATCTTGTGGTGGTTTCAGAGCTCACTTCAAACAATGATGTTATTTCTACTAGAGTTGATGAGTTGCAGAATCTTGTTTCATCTAAAGCTGAAGTAGAAACGAAAATTAAAAAGATGACAAAGTTGGAGTCTCAGATAGAAAACAACTTGTCAAAATTTAAGAAAGACATTTCTTTCTTTCAGAACCATGATGATTGTCCAACTTGCCGTCAATCTATTGCTGACAGTTTCAAACAAGAAGAGTTGAATTCTTTGAGCAAAAAAGTGGAAGAAAATACTGATGCTTTGGGAAAACTTGAAACTCTTTTATTGGATGAACAGAAGAAACTTAATGGTATTAGTGAAGTGCAAACTACGATTCAACAATTGCAAGTAAAAATTGCAACGAACAACACTTCAATTAATGAAACAAACAAGTATATCATCAAACTTCAAAAGAAGATTGAAGAGTTGAGTGCTACAAAAGAAAATACACAGCAAAATAGCAACAAACTAAAAGAGTTAGAGGATACTTTGTCTCTACTACAGCAAGAGTTAAAAGAACTAATACAAGTAAAAACATACTTGGAAGCGGCATCAAATCTCCTCAAAGATACTGGCATCAAGACCAAAATTGTAAAGCAGTATCTACCAGTCATTAATAAGTTGGTCAACAAATATTTAGCATCTTTGGATTTCTTTGTGAATTTCAATCTTGATGAGTCATTTAAGGAAACAATCAAGTCTCGACATCGTGATGAGTTTTCTTACAATAACTTTTCTGAGGGAGAAAAACAACGCATTGATATGGCATTGATGTTGACATGGCGTGCTGTTGCCAAATTGAAGAACTCCGCAAATACTAATCTGCTGATACTTGATGAAACATTTGATTCGAGCCTTGATGCCAATGGCACCGAGTATTTGATGAACATCCTACATATGTTAGATGATGTGAATTTGTTTGTCATATCACACAAAGGTGATTCTCTACAAGATAAGTTTTCCAATGTTATACGATTCGTTAAAGAAAAGAATTTCTCAAAGGTGAAAAAATGAGTGAAGTTTTAGTAATTAATACTGAAGACAGTTTAGCTAAACCAAAAGCAATACAACCATTGCCTATATTCAATGAACATTTTCCTTTGCTTATGCAGGAAATGCCAGAGTATAAAGAAGTTTTGCCAAATCCTGGAATAAGTCATCTGGCAGAAAGTCTAAAGCATACGCTACAGAAGTGTGGTGGCCTCGGTCTTTCTGCCAATCAATGTGGTATTCCCGTTAGAATGTTTATCATTGGGCATGAACAGTTTCAGCTGGTGTGTATAAACCCAAAAGTTTTGGCCAAATCGGATGAAATGGTAAAAGATGATGAAGGTTGCCTCTCTTTTCCTGGTTTATTCTGTAAGATAGAAAGACCTAAGTGGATTGAGGTAGAGTTTACCAATGAACAAGGGCAAGTCATTCAAACAAAACTTGAAGGCTTGACTGCTCGTTGTTATCTACACGAATTGGATCATATGAACGGCATTAAGTTTACAAGTTATGTTGGTCCTGTTGCGCTTAGAATGGCACAGACAAAACAGAAAAAACGAATCCGAGAAGCAATTAAGAGGAAGAAAAATGGGTTACTCTTTTGATCCAAAAGACGATGTTGAGACACAATGGAAAAAATGGCTTGACTCAGGTCTAACATACGAAGACATTGACGAAGATATGCTTCGTGAGCGTGTTATCAAAGAGCTCACTTATGTCTCAAAGATGGATGTAAAAGAGTATACGCTTTACCAGAAATGGTGTGAAGTGCAAGAGCGTTATCCCTCTGTTGTTGTGAATGATTTGTGGGAAGGCGAAAGGCGTGTTCTTGAAGATGAAGGGCAACGCCGAGCTATTGAAGAAGTCAAACATAACTTTTGGTTGCCAGAGACGCCTGAGGC